CTGTTTCTTTTTACCCCGAAAACGCCTCAACAAGTCATTATCGGCTTGAATCGGATGCAGAACAGTCATGACGACTCAAAACGACTCTATCGGGCTGCAAACGGCTGAGGTAGGGGTAACAGAACCTCGGTATGGCTCTCAAGTGCCTAGAATCCGGTCAAAGCCTAGCGATCTACCCACTCGGGGCGATGAGATGATTCAGTTCTGTAAAGATATTGGTTTCCCGCTCTTGCCTTGGCAGGAACTACTAGCTCGAGACTGCCTTAGATATAAACCAGATAACAGATGGTTACATCCACTTATAGGAATTATGCTTCCGAGACAGCAAGGTAAATCTACCTTCATGGCGCTTCGAATTTTATTCGGCATCTATGTGCTGGGCGAGAAAATGCATCTGGCTACAGCTCACAAGTTAACTACCTCATCTGAAATTTTCTTCAAGGTTTCGGAGATTATTGAAGGTTCCCAAGTGCTGTTAGATAATTTTGCGAAGAAGTATGAATCTAAAGGATCACAGGAGATTCGGTTTAAAAATAAGGCTCGCTATCTAATTAGAGCCGGTAACTCAGCTGCTCGAGGTATTGCAGCACCCGATGTAATCCACATTGACGAGTTACGAGAATTTGATACAGAAGATGTCTGGTCATCGATGCGATTTACCCAGATGAGTAACAGCAACCCGCAGGCCTATGTTTATTCAAACGCAGGCCATGCCAATTCGGTTCTATTGCATAAATTTAGGGAGCGCGGCCTTGCAGCTAGTGAAGGAGCCGATGATTCTATTGGCTGGTTCGAATGGTCTGCCGAGCCGGGCGCGGCGATAGATGATAAAGAGGCTTGGTACCAGAGCAATCCCAGTTTAGGCCACACGGTTCATGAAGATAATATCAAGGACAGTTTATCGGATCGTGAGGACATCTTTAGGACAGAAATCCTCTGTCAATTTGTGTCGATGATTAACCCGGTTATTTCGGAAGCCGAGTGGAAGAAATGCAAGGTCGATAACCTGCCTCAATTAAATGTCGAGGTCGATACTTGGATGGCTATTGATTTAAGTCCAGACCGAAAGCACGGTAGCCTTGTCGCAGGCCAAAGAATTGACGGCGATAGGTTTATGGTCAGCCTTCTTCATACTTGGTTTAACCCAGTTAACCTCGATGATAAAGAGATGGCTAACGATATTGCTTACTGGGTGCGCAAGTTTCCGGTTAATGCCGTGGCCTATAGCAAGTCGACAGCCTCAGCTGTTGCAGCTCGATTATCACCTGCCGGAATTCCAGTCTATGAAATCAATAGCCAGGAGTATCAGCAATCCTGCGATGAATTCGTCTCGGCGGTTTCTTCAATGCGACTTGTCCATTCGGATCAAGAGGAATTGACCAAGCAAATCTTAAGCGCCGTTAAATTAACTCGAGGCGATGGCGGTTGGGTCATGGGGCGTAAAGCTTCTGGAATTGTTTGCGGTGCAGTTGCCTCAGCGATGGTTACTCACTTTGCGACACGCGCTGAATCTGAAGTAGACATTCAGGTAGGATAATGTCTAGACAGTAGCGTATAATATGTCCAATGGGAATCCGGGACATTTTTACATCATCAAAGCCAGCAGTCGAGCTTACAGTCGATGCCGCTTCTACCCCTGCGCCGTTTAATAACACGGCTTCATTTAATCCTTTCGTATTTACACAATCAGTAGCTTCTCGCCAGCAAGCTATGGCGGTTCCAACTATCGCAAGAGCGCGTAACATCATCTGTTCAACTCTTGCAGCTCTACCACTCGAGCAATACTCGAAGGTCGATGGATCACACATGGGAACACCCGGCGTAATCAATCAGCCAGACCCACGCGTTCCCGGCTCTGCAATTTATGCATGGCTAGCAGAAGATTTACTATTTCATGGCGTTGGCTATGGACAGGTTATGGAGCAATACGGAGACACAGGCCGAGTACGCGCTTGGACTCGAGTAGCACCAGATCGTGTAACAACTAAACTTAATAACAATCAAACAGAAATCGTTGGCTATCAAGTAGACGGCTCAGTAGTTCCAACTCAAGGAGTCGGTTCTCTTGTAGTGTTCTATGGCCTTGATGAAGGATTACTTAATCGTGCAGGCCGCACAATTCGCGCAGCTCATGCACTCGAGCAAGCAGCAGAAACTTTTGCAAAAGAGCCAGTACCGCTTCAGGTTCTAAAGTCTAACGGCACTAATCTTCCAGCAGAGCGAATCTCGAAGCTTCTCGAATCTTGGAGAACTGCTCGCCTTACAAAGTCAACTGCGTTCCTTAATGCAGATGTTGAATTGCAGGCGTTGGGCATCGATCCAGCCAAACTACAGCTGAATGAAGCTCGTCAATATGTCGCTCTGGAATTGGCTCGCGCCTGCAACCTTCCTGCCTACTTCGTAAGCGCAGAAACTACTAGCATGACATACAGCAACTCTGTTTCGGAGAGGCGTTCTCTTATCGACTTCTCTATGAAGCCAATCCTTGCAAGCATTGAACAGCGTTTATCTATGCCGGACTTCTGTCCTTCAACTGGTGAGATTAGATTTAGCCTAGATGAATTTTTGCGCTCAGATGCTCTACAGCGCGCTCAAGTATATGAAATTCTTAATCGCATCGGTGCCATGAGTGTCGAGCAGATTAGAGAAGAAGAAGACCTTATCGATAACAAGGAGAACGCATGAAAATAACAATGCCTTACGCCATTACAGCGGCGGATACAGAGTCTCGCATCATTGCAGGCCGCATTGTGACATGGAACGCTGAAGGCAACACATCAGCAGGCCGCACTATGTTTAAGTCTGATTCAATCACAATGGCAAAGAACATTAAGCTAGTTCTACAACATGATGTCACTCGCCCACTTGGAAAAATGGTTTCATTCTCAGAAGATGAAACAGGCATTACAGCAGAATTTAAGATCGCAAAGACAACAGCCGGCAACGATGCACTTGAGGAAGCTGCAACTGGCCTTCGCTCAGATTTCAGCGTGGGTGTAGATGTCGAGGACTGGAATAACGAGGATGGCGTAATGGCTATCAGCGCATCTAACTTAATCGAGGTCAGCCTTGTAACAGACGGCGCAATCCCGGGCGCAGAAGTCGCAAAAGTAGCGGCAGTCGAAAATGAAGTTTCTGAGACATCTCAGGAAGAAACACAACCAACCACAGAAGGAGAACAAGTGTCAGACACTACCGTTCCAGAAGTTGCTCCTGCCGCAGAAACGGTAGAGGCTGCAAGAGTTGAAGTCAAGGCTGCAACAGCACCTTACATTTCAACAACTGTTCGTAACCCAATCGTGGATAAGGCTACTTATCTCGAGCATTCAGTTCGCGCAAAGTTAGGCTCAGAAGAATCTCGCATGTATGTTGCAGCAGCAGCAGACACAACAGATAACGCTGGTCTAATTCCAACACGCCAACTAACCGAAGTTATCAACGGCATCTCAAACGCAGATCGCCCATTCATTGACTCAGTTTCACGCGGCACTCTTCCAGATGCAGGCATGACTTTTGAGATTCCAAAGATCACAGTTGCTCCAACAGTTTCAGTCGCGGCTGAAGGCAACGGTGGATCAGAGACAGATCAGAACGCAGCGTTCGTAACTGTAAATGTCAAGAAGTTCATGGGCCGTCAAACATTCAGCCTCGAGCTTCTCGATCGTTCATCACCAGCATTCTTTGCTGAACTCGTACGCCAGATGGAATACGCATACGCAAAGGCTTCAGATGCAGAAGTTGGAACTGCGCTAATCAATGGCGGAACAGACGGCGGAAACCGCGCAGCAATTACAACAGGCGCACTTGCAGCAGACTTCGTGTCAGATGCAGCAGTTTCTATCTACAAAGGAACACTTGGCTTTGCAGAAAACATCATTGTTTCTCCAGAACAATGGGGTAACTTGATGGGGCTAGTAGATTCTTCAAATCGCCCAATCTTCCAACAGACAATTAACCCACAAAACGCAGGCGGAACACTTACAGCAACAGCAGTTCGTGGAAACCTTCTAGGTCTCAACCTTCGCGTTTCACGCGCACTAACAGATGGCTCAGGTCTTGGTGACAACACTATGATCGTAGTTAACCCAGAGTCATACACATGGTACGAATCACCACGCCTATCACTACAGACAAACCTCATCTCAACAGGTCAGGTTGAAGTTGGTTACTACGGCTACGGTGCAGTTGCTACAAAAATTGGCGCTGGTTCATACCGTTTCATGGTCGCGTAATTAATTAACTAATCATGGGGGGGCTGCTGCTCCCGGTGGCTCCCCCAGTCGTTTAATAGAGAGGATGTAGAGATGGCTTCAATAGTTACAGTTGCAGAACTAAGGTCTATTCTTGGTGTCTCTACATCCCTTTATAATGACGCATATTTAACAGATGTAATCGATACAGCTGAGGCAGTCATTTTGCCTATGCTTGTCAAGTATTCAAGCCCTATCAATGTCGTAGTACTTGAAGATAACATCGCGACATATTATGTACTTGGCGATAATAATTTTTCAACGGGTCAGAGCGTAGTCATCACAGGATGCGGCTCCCCATTTAACGGAACTTTTACAATCCTAGAATCCAGCAATGTTGATTATGATTCTTTTATTCTACGATCTGATTCACGCATATTTTTAGATGGCTCTTACAGAGAATTTAACGGCTTCTTCACAGTAGCCCTAACAAACGCCGATATTACAGAGCGCAAGGTAATCCCTTCAGGCTTGGCAACACTATCTGGCGCAGCTACTTATGTAGGCAACAGCGCAGTCGAGTCAGCAGTCCTTGCTGTATCAGTAGAAGTATTCCAATCTCGCATCGCTCCCGGTGGACAGATTGAGGGAGTCGACTTTACTAATGTAAGCCCTTACCGCCTAGGGCGCAGTCTCTTTAATCGCGTATCAGGACTCTTAGGGGCATACATCGACACCGATTCAATGGTGCAATAATGCCTGCTTCAACAATCCTTGACACAGTACGCCAGCCACTAGCTACAGCCTTCGCAGGCGTTGCAGGCAATGTCTACGCTTATGTCCCAGAAGCGCCTATGGTGCCTTTCGTAGTGACAGTCCCAGATTCTCCTTACCTTGAATTAGAGACCATTAACAAGTCAACGCTTCATATTAAAATCAATCTTGTAATCTCAGTCGCAGTTGCATATAACAGCAACCCGGCTTCGCTCGACAATCTCGAGCAGCTAGTAATCAGCGTTCTGAAAGTGATCCCAGCCGGGTACATTGTCGGAGCGGTTGAAAAACCAACAGTAACTCAGGTCGGCCCTTCCAATGTCTTGGTGGCAGATATCAGAGTTTCTACCTACTACACACAAACAAACTAAGGATAAATAATGGCAACCACAGTAATCACAGGTCGCGATATTTCTCTATCTTTCACAGGTGGAACAGATATCGAAGCACAAGCAACAAACGCAGTCTTGACAAAGGTCTTAGATCGTCAGACTTACCAAACACTCGATGGTGAGGCTTACAAGACCACCAATGTTACAGCAACATTCCAGCTCGATATGCTTGCAGACTGGGGCAAGACAAGTTCAGTATGCGAAGCACTCTGGACAGCCTGCGATGGATCACCAGATACAGATATCAGCGTAACTCTTACAGCTGCAACAGGCGCAGTTTTCGTATTCCCAATCAAGCCTTCTTATCCAACAGTCGGCGGGTCAGGCATGGATGCACAGACAGTCTCATATACTTTCCTTGTGTCAAACGGCGCAGTCTCAGAGACATTTAGCTAAAAAATAGAAACGGGAGCAAAGCAATGCAACAGCAAATAACAATTAAATACATAGACGGAACCGAAACCAGTTATATGGTTCGCCCGCCAGATTACGCCCGATGGGAGATGGCAACTAAAAAGGTCATCTCTCAATTCGGGGGTATGTGGGACATTCTTTATGTTGCACACAGCGCCATGAAGCGTGAGGCAGGCGGTAAGCCGACTAAAACACTTGATGTATGGATGGAATCCGTAGACGATGTTGAAGTAGGTGAAGGAAACCCAAAAGTCATCCAAGAGGAAGCGTAAGCCGACTCTTAGTTGAACTGGCAATAGCCACACAGATTCCTATGGATCATTGGCAAAGTGCCGAGGACATTCTCACAGCTATAGAAGTATTGGAGCAGCGCAATGGCAAGTGAATTAGTAGCACTTGACCAGACAGAGCTTCGCCAAGTATTCAAGGCATTAAAGAATATGAGCGAGGAAGCCAACGAGGAAGCCAAGCGCCAATCCGGGGCGCTGGCTGAATTCGCTCGAGATGAAGTTATCCAGAAGGCTAATTCCCTTCAAAGTAACAAAGTCGCAGGCCGCATTGCTCAGGGTTCTAAAGTTAAGAAATCAAGCCGCATCGGTGAGATTACTTACGGGTTCGCTGCTCAGAAGTTCTCAGGTGGGGCAACCACTAAGACAATCTGGGGCGGTTCAGAATTCGGTTCTAACAAATATAAGCAATTCCCTATATGGTCAGGCCGTGAAGGTCGAGGCTCTAAGGGTTGGTTTATCTATCCAACGCTTCGCAAGATTCAACCGCAGATCGTGGCTAGATGGACAGAATCATTCGATAAGATTTTGAAGGAGTGGGGCTAATGGCTACAGGTACAAGAGCGTTAACGCTCAAGCTGCTTGCCGATGTTGATAACTTCACAAAGAATCTTGATAAAGCCGATAAAGATGTTGCATCCTTTGGCGATAAAGTTTCAGACTTTGGAAAGAAAGCCGGATTAGCCTTTGCGGCTGCCGGTGCAGCTGCCGTTGCCTATGCTGGCAAATTAGCAATTGATGGAGTGAAGTCAGCAATCGAGGATGC